CCTTGCGAATTCCGCACTCAACTAAAGCAAAACCGCAGTCAACCAGAGTGGTTTCGCACTCCCATACTGCGATTTTGCATTCACACCTTGCGAAGGTTTAGCTATACAAACAAATAAATCAAAATAAATAGCAAAAACACTAGAACCACCTAAAGCTCCATTAGCATAATGAGTCTAGCGCTTCTTTTTAGCCAGTTGTGTCTATGTCAGACAAGTACGACTAGATACTCACATCCCTTCGGGTGTTGCGTTAGAGCAAAGCTCATATAAAAACAATAAAGGTGAGCCAAGATGAAAACTATTGAGAGACAGAATAAAGAATCCCGCATCACTCTGCGGCTAAACAAAACTGAACTCGACACCTTGAATGCCAAAGTCGCTGAGGCAGGCTACAAGTCCGCTGGAGCGTTCATTCGCGACTTCGTTGCTAACGGCCAGGTCAAACCTAAAGTTGGCCAAGACGTTGTTCAGATCGCTCGTGAGCTTATGAACCTAGCATCAATGATCAATGCGGATCGCCCAGGAAGCGAACTCCTTGAGAAAGTGAAGTACATCGCCCAGATCAACCTGGGAGAAATCAAATGATCGGCAAAATCTTCCCGAAGTCGGCAGGCTCTTTCAAGAACCGCATCCGCTACATTTTCGGCTGTACTAAGCACGACCATGAGATCAGCGGCATCAGGACGATCAGCCACAACACCATGAGCAAAGACCCGCTGCCAGGAGTGCTCCAGGGCAACGAGACGGACTTGTCGGAGATGATTAAAGAGTTCGACCAAGTCGAAACCCTCAGGCGCTTCTCAATCGACTCTGACAAGCCAATCAAACCCGTCTTTCACGCAATGCTATCCCTGAGGCCCGGAGAGTCCCTGACAACCCAGCAGTGGCGCACAGCAGTCCAGACGTACATGACAGATCTAGGCTTCGACGAAACGAATCAGTACGTCGCCGTTATGCACCAAGACAAAGACCACCAACACGTCCACATCGTCGCAAATCGCATCCGGCTCAATGACGACTTCTCGATGGTCAAGGACAGCAACGAACGCTTGATCAGCCTTGAGTCAGTGTCCGGCATCGAAGACCGCTTCAGGCTGTCCAAGGCACCAAAGCACCAAAGCACAAGGACACGTGGGGCGTTTCGATCACTCACGCAGTGCTACAGGCATCGATCCGCGACAACGACTTACCCTTGAAGCACAAGATGATCGCAAAAATCGCAGGCGCTATCGAAGCCACCAACCAGCCCCAAGGCGACATGTTCGACTTCGTCCGGGCACTAAGGAAGCAAAAGGTCTACATCAACCTCACGCTCAATGATGAAGGGCAACCGAAAGGCATTAGCTTCGAATTTGACGGCAAACATATAAGTGGCAGGCAGCTCAAGCGCTCCAGGCTCACATGGCACAAACTAACTACGCAGGAAGCAACACATTATGACCCCGAAACCATTCGTGAACTGCAGATTGAAATTGCAAGAAGAGATAGTGAAGAACAAGAAAGAGCTCGAATCTATTACTATGAATTCGTTGCAACCTCAAGGAAGAGAAGAAGCCCGATCTACGTCAAGTTCACAGCTAGGGACTATGAAGTCCAGAAAATGATTCAGGAAATTCTTGAGCTCCTCGACGCTATTTTTGATGCGCTATTTAAGCCAAGGGAATGCAGGTTGAGGCGCAGTTACATAGAGTACATACCTGGTAAGCCGCTGGAGCTAGAAGAGGAACTGGCTCCAGCGCTATAAGATCTCGTTACTCACTTAGTACGCAGGAGGGCTGAGTAAGCCTTCCTTTACTGCCCCCTCTATCTTGGACTCTATGCCTTTGATAGTCTCGTAGACAATAATGTGTCCAAGTTGATCAGGTAGTTCTTTTTCAATTTCCGAACGAGCTTCATCCCAGAACCTACTCCCATTCAGTTCTTCTTTTAATGCGCCTTCGAACTTCTCAATTTCAGCCCTGAGCCTTGGTAGAGTATCTCGGGCGAGATCATAGTGCTGCCCTAGATCAGCAACCTTATGTATAGACCCCTTTGGAACCTCTAGGATCGAAAGCGCATGGTTATTGGTGTCGTTTCGTCCTGTTTGCAGTATCTCAACTAACTGATCATAAAGTTCAATTTGGCTTTGAATTAACGCTGGGTATTCCGACAGGATGAATTTCTCGAACGGATACCAGGAATACTCATCTCGATCTTGAGCGAACCTTTCAAGGCGAACATCGATTCTTGAAACTGGCTCAGGGATTATGAATCGCGTTCTAGCGGGTAGATTGAATGGCAGCTGCGGAACCTCCATGAACTTGAAGAACGCGAGATTTCTATAATTAATTTGATCAGCTGTTTCCAGTAATTTGTGCCACGCTTCCACCCTTGCTTCAGTTTTCTTGCGCCACGCTTTTTTGACGCTAGGAATCCCCTCAACTACAGACTTAATACCTTTAGAGTTGATAGCAATTGCCAACTTCCCTAGCGCGTCTGAGAGTTCGCGATCTTCGTCAGATCCCGATGAAAGAGACTTCGACAAACTCAAGACGGCATCATAAACGGTTTGTACGCCGTGCTCGCGAATCAAAAAAGAAAAGGTGCAGGCTAGTCCCGTGTAATTAGATATTCTGTAACTTCTAAACATTCTTCCTTGTCCTTGGTTTCAGCGCAGAAAAAGCATCATACGATTTATCGACTACTCTAGCAAGCTGTACAATAAGGCTTTAAGGAGGCTAGATGGAAATAAATGCACTTATATATGAAGCCTACATCCTTTGTACCGACAACGTCATGGATGTTGCAGGGCTTATGTATGGCGTAATAGACGGTGAAGAGTTTGACGGTGAGCGGCATCAGACTTATCACATACGAAATGCGTGGATTGATGACATGGGAATCGGCGTCAAAGATATGCAAGGGCATGAGTACATGATCCTCAGCCTTGACGACAATCCAGGATCACTTGCCGGTAACTTACATCACCTCTTTGCTCTAAGCTTTTTACACGAGAAGCCCACCGATGCCTGAGCAATGGGCTTTTCATGATGCTGTCTTTGCTCACTGGCGCGGCGGCATCACGGTGTTCGGCTTTGCTTACAAAACTGCAGACTGCATTGAGAGTGGCACCGGGCACCACACCAAGGTTGCCAAGTCGTGGCTGGAGGGAACCACCCCGCATTTCGAGGGCACTGATGGCCGATGCTACCGGGTTATCTCTTGGAAACGCGCTGATTTCTCAGACGCCCCTGATGCTTACGATGATGTGTTAGCAATGGCTGGAGGTGAAGCATGAGAGTCAACTGGATCGTGCCCGTACGCGGGCTTTGGGGCCTTTTGCGCTGGGTTGTACATCAGATCAACGTGTGGGGTGGAATCCTGATCTCGATTCCGCTTATCCCCCTGATCTGGTTTTTCGTAATGATGATGAAGGGAGCTCGCCGTGTGGGCAGAATGATAAAGCGGGCTTTCAGCCCTTCTGACCACGTGCTCAGCGAAGTCGTAGCGGACGAAGCTGGCTGGATCTATGGCCAAGCAACAATAGGGGCCAAACAATAGGAGCCAGACCACAATATTCAGTCGATCCGTCTCGCTTCATTGGCGAGCAAGGGCACGTAGTAAATACGCGTAAGCCTCCGTCCTATCCCAATCCTGATAAACTCCCCCACCTTCGCCCTTCTGATTCAGATTCCCCAAATGCCTCTACAACCCGCCCCACTCTCCCGCCGATTCTCCGTCGCCCCGATGATGGATCGGACTGACTTCTTCTTTACCTCCCGCAAATAAAGGCCCAAACGCCTGACCTCTAACTTGCGTACCAGTTGCGTACCAGTTCTGTTTTCCTCCTTTTTCCTCCCATCCCCTCTGTCGACGGCTTTAGCAAATTTTAAGCATCGGTTTTCGGCTCCAATCCCCGGCACTGTTTATCGTTGGTTCAGGCGAGTTTTGTGAGAGTTAAACCGCGTGCGTGGAAGGCAGGCCGATCTCCGCGCTTATGCCTCACCCCGTTTTCAGGTTGACCCCTGGGAAAAAGGTAATTTTGGTAATTTTCTTTTTTATTTCCAGATAAACGCAATTAATTCAGTAGGTTAGGCAAACTCTTGAAAGGTAATAATAGGGTAAGAAAAAGGTTAGAAAATTACCTTTAGCCGTAGTAATTTTGCCAGTCAATAAAACCTTTTAAAATCAGCCACTTAAGAAAATATTACCTCCCGCCTTACCAAATATTACCTTCTAAGGTAATTGGTTGAAGCCACGATCTATAAGGGCTGCAGCCCATTTCTCGCATCGGCTTACCAAAATTACCTTTCTCCCAGCCTCGAACTGAAATCAGGCTCTGAGACGCCCTGCTATGCTTCCAGCTTTACGAACGGAGTCGAATGCATGGCCAGCGAATATTCCCTTACCGTTGTCCTCGAAAAAATGTACGAAAATCAGCTGGGCCTCGAAGCAGCGTTGATGGAATTGGTGTTGTTAGTCGAGCAGCAGGGCTACGAGCCCGTAGGAGAGAATGCGCGCGTGGCGCTTCAGCGAATTGGGGAAAATGCGGGGTTTATCCATCAGGGCTTGGCACGATTGAGAAACTCGGAAAAGGACTAGCTTGTGGCCCGCATTTTGAATGGCTCCGATAGGCTGTCATCAGGTCCTGTCGGCCCAACTCTCTACTGGAGCGGAACGGAATGAATCAGCAGCAATGGAACGACAACCACCGCTCCATCAATTCGCACATTTCAACACCACAAGCAAAATTCCGAACCAATTTCTGACAACCGAAACCGCTCAACCATCTCTGATAGTCGCTTTTTTTAATCGACGACTGTTACCCTTGCATTTTGGAGTCAAAAAATAAGGAACGTTTATGGTTGCCACCTCTCTGACGTCAGTAGCTTTAACAGCACTTATAAGACCGATAGTCTCCGATCTATATAACGGCGCAAAGGGAAAAGTTCAGGAAGGCCTGTCGAAATGGTCTACTGATGAAGGTATAAAAAATATCGCACTCACCTTAGCAGAACTTGACAAGGTGAAAACAATTTGGTCGGGAGAGGACGAAACACCACTGAAAAGTTTTTATTACCCATCAAGAATACAGCACTTAACAAAAAAACTTAAAATCAACTCTATTCAAGACCTCCCAAATGGAAATTTGGTGATCGAGGGAATTGTTGGACAGGGCAAGTCCATATTCATGCGATACCTCGCAGCCTCTGCACTAGCGAGTCCTTCACCTACAACAATTCCAGTATTTATCGAATTACGCTCTATCACTCCCAAACGCTCACTCATAGATTCGATATCGATTTACTTTGACTCCATCAGTATAAATTTCACTCCAGCGACTTTAGAGTACCTAGCGTCCTCTGAAAAAATCGTACTAATCCTAGATGGATTTGACGAAATACCCGATGAGTGCATTTCAGACGTACTGTTAGAGCTTGGAGTAATTCAAAGAAAATACCCAACATTAAAAATAATTGTATCTAGCCGACCGAGAAGCCACATCCAAAATTCCTCGGGATTCAAAGTGGTAAAACTAGTACCATTAGTAAAAAGTGACTACGACCCATTTGTTGCGAAACTTATCACATCCCCAGCAAAAAGATTTGATGTGGTAACAGCGCTTAAAGACTGCGCGGAGAGCATCAAAGGTTTGGTTAACACGCCACTAATGCTCACTTTAGTGGTTATGATCTATCAGACTGAAAAGGAAATCCCCTCCTCCCTTTCTGAATTTTTTGACAAGCTGTTTGGAGTAGTCTTCACCAGACACGATAAGCTGAAAGCAGGTTTCAATAGGCAACACCATAGCGGTTTATCAGAGAGTCGTTTGAAACGGTTTTTCGAAGCATTTTGCTTTATGGCAGTTCAAAATAAGGCTGGCCGCTCTATGAGCAACGGCAATTTCAACAAAGCCTTTGACGCCGCAAAAAAGTTTACAAAAGAACATACATGCGAGAATGAAAATTTTCGCAAGGACATTATCAAAGTCGCCTGTCTAATGCTGGAGGAAGGAATTGACACAGTTACTTACCTTCACAAAAGCATCTTGGATTATCACGCAGCTGCATTTATCCGCGACTTATCTGAAGCACAATCTGCAAAAATCTATGCGTCGATCATAAAGAATTACCGTCAATGGGAACATGTACTCCAGTTCCTTAAAACCATCGACCCACTGCGGTACTCTAAGTATTATATTCTTGGTTACCTACCAGCCGAGCTGAATAAAATCAGCAATCTAATCGATAACAACGACAGCAACGAACTTATTAGATTCCTAGACAAAATAATGCCGAGCGCCGCTTTAGATGTGAAAGGCTTCCGGATTGAAAGTTTCACTAGACCTAGCGCTGCAACTTGCGAACTCTACGTAGAGATCGCAGACGCATTCCCACTAGCGATTTTTAATCAGTGCGCCCACATGACTTCTCACAAAATTTCTAAAGCCGCCCAACTGGATGGTTATGATACACCTGAAAGAAATGAAAAGCTTAGTTTAAGCATTCGATCCATACTCAATGGATTTGGTGATGAACATATTTGGAGCATGCTTAAGACAATTCAAAGCTCGACCATTCAAGTCTTGGAGAAAGCAGCTACAGACATCAACAACGAAATACAAGAAGAAGATCTTCTTGATGAAATAATGGCGGGATAAATTATCCGACTACTTTATATTCTCCAAAAGCATAAGTTCATTTCGATTATATTATAATGGGAAGCTTGACCAAGCTTCCCAAGCTGATAACAAGGGTTCGATTCCCTTCACCAGCTTCAATCATTTCAAGGGTTTCAGCTTAGCTGAGATCCCGCGCCCCCACTACGGGGGCCGTTTTGAGGGCCGTTTCCAATGTCCGCTACTCCCACCGATGAGAATTTTGAAGGTCCGCAGTTCCTCAAAACCCATGGGGACCTTTTCAGCAAGCATTTTTCCACAGAACTGGATGAGCAAGCCGCAGTCTTGAAAGCTCACTTGTTGATTGAGGGGGTAATCCGGGACTTCTGCTACAAGTCAGTGCGAAATCCCGATCACCTTCGCGGTTTGCGACTCACTTTTCAGCAAATAGTCGGATTGGCCAGGTCTTTTATGCCCATGAATTCGGGAACCGAGCATTTTTGGGGGATGGTGAATCAGCTGAACAAGCTGAGAAATTTGATGGCTCACGAATTAGAGCCGGATCAAACCAAATCCGATAAATGCCGAGACGCCCTAATCACCGCATCAGGTCGTTCATCGTTGAATGGCAGCCTCGCCTACCTTTGCGGAGTCATGCATGCACTGATTTATGTGTCACTTGAGATTCAAGCTCGCGAGCTTTTATCTGAGGACGAGCGTGAACGCTTGACCGGCCCGCTGCGCTGACATTTCTAAAATAAGTTTGGGTCAAAAGAAACTGTAATATTTGTAATATCAGCTACGAAAAACAGCTGGAGCCCCTGTCGATTGAGGCCTCCAGATCTACTGGGGAAAGGCGATATTTAAGCGATACGAAGGCGATAGTATTACCTTCTTATAAGGCAGGAATCGGTCGAATTGAGGCGAACCAGATCGTTGATCGTATTCAACTCTGTGAAATCCACCAAAAACACCACAGTCCCCGTCTATCGTAGCTTGCAGAGAATCCAGCCTTTCCCATTCACAGCCAATACCTCCCAAACAATGAACCTGCACGATTTTGAAAACCCACAGAAACCCGCGTCTTAAAAATTTTCGCCCAATGAAACCGGGCACTTGGCCGCCACCCCTTCCGTGACCGCGCTGCATGTCGACATGCAACCGCGCTGCACTTACCTTCAAAGCTTTGCACTCAATGAAATGGCCTATCGCCTGCCAAGCCCCACAGCCAGCATGGGCTGGAGGATCGTTGTCACTACTCCAGGGCTTGCATTAAAAACGGACGCAGAGCCCGTCGGCGGGAGGGGGATAAGTGCTTTTCCGCCCCTTTTTTTCTTAGCAAAAAGAATTTTCAAATCATCGGAAACTCGGAAGCGGTCCCATAGGGTCAGACAGCTTTTGTTGATGTGGTGATTCGCCTGTCGTCATTAGCCGCTCCTGGCGATCAATACAGACCGTCGCGATGCCCTTTCATTGTCGGACGCTTCTCTGACAGGTATGGCATGGGCCGGATCTGCCATTCGCGAAGCATTGAGTATGGTGAAGGCTGCGCCTACTAAAATCCCGATGCAGTCTAGAACTGGTGACAAGATAGCGACAGCTTAAATGGGTCGAGCTTTCTGCTAAGAAAATGCTACCGTAACGGTTCGACACCCGCGCATGGACAACGGTCAATGGACAAAATAAAAATCTTCAATATTTTCAATGGACTTGGAGTACCGAAGAATACATATGTGGCTCAAGAGTCCGGCCATTTTGAGAAATTATTACGACAAGGAATAAACGAGGCGGGGACTCTTTGCTTGGTCACAGGCTCTTCCAAGACCGGGAAAACCACTTTATACAATAATGTTCTGGCACAGATGGACAAAGTGCCTTTATTAGTTCGATGCGATACTTCAATTACATCGTTAGACTTTTGGGCGAAGCCACTAGAATCGATAGATTTTAATCGAATTAAAGAAACGTCCAAAACGGCTGAACGCGAGACTGAAATCTCAGCAAAAGTTGGGGGAACCATAGGATGGGCTTGGCTTGCGGGATTGATAGGTGAGGTTTCACTTGGCATTAAAGATAAGAAGGCTGAAGTAGAAATTCGAGAGCGGATTTTGTCCAAGCCATCAGCGAACCACTTAATTCCACTTTTGAAAAACTCTAATGCTATTTTGGTGGTTGAAGATTTTCACTATTTACAAGAAACGGTTCAAAGAGAAATATTTCAACAGTGGAAGGCTTTTACTGATGAACAAGTCTCCGTAATTGTAGTCGGCACCACTCATCACGGTGTCGACCTAGCTTATGCAAATCAAGATCTCGTCGGCCGCATACAACAAGTAGACTTAAAACGTTGGACGGACGCGGATCTATTCATGATCGCAAAAAAAGGATTTAATGCTCTCGGTCAAAATCCGCCTATTGAAGTCATTAAGTTCCTTTCTCAAGAGTGCGCGGGATTACCTATATTAATGCAACAAGCCTGTGGCCAGCTTTTTTTCGACAGGGACCTAGAAGAAATAGAGATAAATCACAAAGTCCTCTTTAACATGAGCAATGCTAGAAGCGCCCTTTACAACGTTGCCACGACCAGATACCGACAATATGAAACTTGGTATAACCGACTCAAAGTCGGACCTCGTATTGGGGCGCGAAAGTATGAAACCTATGAACTGCTGCTCGCGCTATTCACTCAGAACCCTCCAAAGTTCCACCTACTACGCCATGAAATTGACAAAAGGCTGGCGAGCGCTGGGCTAGAACCTTGTAAAGTGCCACCGCAAGCGTCTGTAAACAGCACTCTTAAAGCTCTCGCAAAGTTTCAAGAAAAAAATGGTTTTTCATTACTAGAATGGAGCGAGAAGGATCAGGCGATTTATATTTTAGAGCCTGCTTTTCTTTTTTATCTTCGCTGGCGGCAGAGGGCGGCGGAAATGCCCACTGTGTTCGAATCCATAATCATGGCGCTACTCCAGCAAAGTTATAGTTATTTTAAGAGCTCTACGAAACCTTCCACTGAAACCGCCCACGACCGAAAAATCGATGTTGTAGATTTTGAATTATCACCCACACCTAACGACGACGAAAAGAACCAATGATTGCTTACAAATATAGGGAAAACAGCGAAAGAAGCTTAAATATTATCCGCTCAAGAAAACTATACTTCCCCCACGCAAAACAACTAAATGATCCGTTGGACTCACAAATCAATATTGACCAGGAGTACAACAAAGTAGTTGAGCGCTACCCACCCGATCACAGTGAAGAGTACTTGAGAAAGGCATTCTGCATATACATGCTTAACCAGCACAAATTCCTTGACAAAAAAGGGCGCAACATTGGTTTAAATGGTGCACTACAGTGGTACATTTCACAGCTTGGTATTTTTTCATTATCAGCCACCTCTACAGATGCGCTTTTATGGTCACATTATGGGGGGGCTCACAGGGGATTTTGTCTAGAGTTTGACACTGACTTAATTCCTGCTAAAGAAATATTTATGCGCTCTCCTGTTACGTACGCTAAAACTCCACCATATCAAGCTCTCTTCGAAAAGCTGGCGCAAGAATTCAGTGAGTTTGCGAAACCGTGGGAACCTGACAACAAATATCCGGATGAGATTGGCGATAATTTTTACACTCGTCAGTTATCGGAGTTGATGGAGGCCAACCTTTTCGTAAAATCTGAAAAGTGGAAATACGAAGAAGAATATCGGCTTATCGCTAACAGGTCAGGTGAAATCAGCTTTCCTGCGGAAGCACTTCGCTCGGTAACCTTCGGAATAAACGCAGACTTTAAGCTAATGCAATCCGTCGAGACACTGCTGCAGCATGCAGACTATGAGCATGTCACCCGAAAATATGTCCGACATACTGCAGGCAGTTTTGAGTTCGAGGCATCTAACTTCTGTTCGTCTCTAATGACGCTTGATCACATTACTTAATTAAACCGTCACGTCTTTCAACTTTCTATGCATTTCCAAGCCCTTTACCGCGTAATCAGCGAAAGCTGAAACGTCCCCTGAGCTCGGAATCGGTCCCGGCGAATGAGTATGTGCCGCAAGTTGGTTGTTCATTTTCTGCATGAGATCAAGCACGTCGCAGACTATTTCGAACAAATTTACTGAGTTTGAGCCTATCCAGTTTTTCGGCGCCTCCAAACGTTGACTGACCGCCGTCACGCTCTGACGCGTCCCCTCAATTCGTTCCTGCATATCGCCACCTACCGTGGCGTTGTGCTTTTGCCCCACTACCAGATTCAGATCCCGGCCGGTGGCTTGATGCAGGTCATCCACCGCCGCGAGGCTCGCGGATCCGCCCGACATCAGCTTGAGCGCGCCCAGCGCCTCGATTTTTTTCACACCACCCACCGTCTCGGTCGAGTGGTCATCGATCGTTTGTGTGTGGCTCTGGAACTGCTCGCGATTGTCCAGGGCTTCAACCTCCCGCTCGATCGCCTGATCACGGATCTTTCCATCGGTTTGGCGCAACCAATTGCCTTCGGCGTCGACGCGCTGTTGGGCGGCCTCGCTGCGCTGCCACACCTGATCACCTTTCGGCACCTTGGGCATGCTCAGCCCGTGAGGCAAGATCGATTGAATGTAGGGCTTGTTCGGTAAGCCGTAGGCGAAGCACACCACGACCCGCGTGCCCTCCTCCGGAAAGGCATAAATACCCATTTCCTCGCCACCGGTGGGCAGCGGCAACGGAACGCCGGTGAGTGGTGGCATGGCCGGGTCTGGCTCGTCGTCGGCGCCAAGTACTTCGATATCCACGGCGTAGCGCGGACGGAAGTCGTCGCACAGCCCAGCGTCGGCCGGCGCGTCGGCCACTGCGACCACACGGGCAAATCGCGGCAGGTGATAGCCACCGGTGAGTTCGGGGAATTGGCGCTCTATAGCGCGGCGGATTGCGTCGTCCATCGGATAGCCATCTGGTCGTTGGTGAGTGCAACAGTGGTAATGCGCTCGCCGTTGTTGATCGTTGCACTTGGTCGCAACCCGGGAAGGGCCGCGACCATCGCGCTTTGGTTGCCCTGGTAGCCGTCGAACAGCTCCGTGGGAATCTGCAGCGGCGCACGTGCGCCGAAAAAACTGTCGGCCCAACTGCCGGCGAACACTTCCCCGTTGCCCAACTGGTGCCAGGTGAAGTCGGGAATGCTGAACACTCGGGCCAAACTGTCCATAGCCTGGTAACCGGCAGCGAGGCTGTAGAAATACGGTGCCTTCACGCTGGCATAGGGCCGATCAGGAACACGAAAGCGCAGCCCGGTCTGTTCGCTGACCTGGGCCAGCACGGCGCGCAGATCCACATGACGCAGGTTCAACGGCAACGGGTTGGCCAGTACGGCGGCCAGCTCACGGCAGAACAGCACCTGTTCGACCGCGTTGGCGGCCGTGCAGCGCTCGATGTAGCCAATGAAGTGCCGTTGCAGCGTGCCCTCGTTGTAGCCGATATCCAGCGTCACCAGCCCTTTCAGCGGCACAGGGGATTGAACGGTGAAGTTCGCCCGGCCGGGGCTGGTAGCGTCCAGCCTGACGTCCTCCTTGATGAGAGCGATCGGGGCGCCGTTGATGGAAAGTATCTTGTGCAGCTTCACGTCTGCTCACTCCCGAGCCACTTATCCACACGGCCCAACACCTTTTCAAAGCCGCTCAGCGCGGGGTTGTCGTTGGTTGCGTCACCGGCGCCGCCTTCGCCGACCGTACTGCCCGGGGCGCCCTGAGCGTCTACCTTGTTGCCGGCGCGCCGGCCTTCGACTTTCTCCGGGTTCGATTCGCGTTCGCTCAGGGTGAATTGCACAAGCCAGGCTTTCAGGGTGTCAGCTTCCCGCGCACTGACGCCGTCGGAAAATTCCACCTGACGCACACCGAAGGTTTCGGCCGTGTCGTTCACGATCCGATACAGATGCAACTGAC